CACCATTCATTGTGCGCTGCGTAAAGAGAAGCTATTTCAGCAAGATCACCCTGTGCTATTTTTTGCACTAACGCAGGACTTAATCCATGCGTATTGGGCGAAAACTCAGGTGATTGAAGGCAGTCCATTGATAGAGGTCAAGAATACAGAAGTTCCTGCTGGCGAGTTGTTTTTTGATGTCCCAGTCAAGCATTTTAAATATGTAAATCTTACAGACCCATTTTAAGATAAGTACAAAGCTCTTTCATCTTTTCGCCTGGTAGTTAGTCCTTTTAATTCTTTGCCACCGGCTTTGTTCCACTTTAGAAACTCCTCGGCAGCAGACTCATATTCGCCTCGATTGTGTTTCATCCGAAGGGTAGAATTTTGGAGATTACCGAGTCCAACATTGAAGGCAAAGCTGGTAAGTGCGCCAAAGCGACCAGCAGTAAGGCCATTAGGACATAATCTTCGTACCCCAGCTTCAAAACTGCCCAGGTCTTTAGCAAGTATCTCATCAACCTCTCCCATTGATAGCGTTCTGTCCCATCCGGCAGGGATAAGCAGCGCCTTGCGATCTTCTAGTTTTACCCTGATATGCGACTGGTCTATTACATGACCTACACCAACAGTCCAGATTAATGCAGGACATTGATAGGGCTTAACTCTTACGCCCTCATGGTGTTTAATCATGTCAATGACACGCTGCTCTAAACTCATTTTCTTGAGAAGGCCTGAGTTCCGAACCAAAAAGCAATAATCGAGGCTAGAATCTGCATCTCATCTGCATCAAATACTAAAGTAATTGACTCAGCAAACGCAGCTCCACTTGACCACGCCCACCAAATAGATGCAATATCTACAACTATTAGCAAGAATACAAATAGATAAGTAACCATTGGGCGTACAGATGCCCTTAAATTAATAACCCATTGGCTTGCGCCTTGACCAATAGCTATATCGTGAGCATAAAGAGCCTCACGCTCTTTCTCAGCAGTTTGGATGCTAATCTGCTCAGTACGGATTTCCTCTACTCTGGCTTGGGCTATGTAGCCTTCTTTGAGCATCTGCATCTCACGCTCTGTCTGCATCTTAGCAAGTTCTAACTCATGGGCTTTATCAGACTTATCTTGAAAGAAGTCCATTAGCTTTGGTAAGCCACCCATCAAAAAAGAAAGAGCTGTTGAAATTAAAGTTAGCATTATTTAATACCCCAAGTTAAATACCACGCAATAAACGCAGCTACAAAAAAACACCAAAACTGTACCCTTCTTACTGCTTTTATATCGTGCTGATATTCCTCGTTAGATTTGCGTTCCATATTCTCAATATCCAGCTTAATTTTTAGAACCGCATCCCACTCTTTTGCGCCATACTTCCTAACGAACTCTATCTTTAGATTTGCTTCTTCATCGCTTATTTGTTTCTTATGTTTCCATGCCTGTAAAGCCTTGATTAACGCTCGTTCTTTTCTTAGCTCTGCTTCTCTTTCTGCGATTTGGCGATTTCTTGCTCTTTCTTTGGCAACATCAATACCGTCTTGCTGTATGTTTTCAATAGATTTAGATAACCCTTTACTTGCAGTTCTGCTTGCTTCAAGGCTATCTGTAAGGCCTTTGACACCTTCAGTAAATCCGTAGTCCACATCATTTGCTCATAAAGTAGTGTGTTACAAAACCAATAAAAGTAGAGAAGGCTGATACCACCATCATCCCAGCAAAAAACCCACCTTTGGATTTATTGGCGAGAGCCAATAATGCCTCCATGCCTTCTTCTAGCTTATCTATTTTCTTCTCCATAGCATCTACTTGAGCTACGAGTTGTCCATATTTAAAAAGGTCGATTTCTGTAGACATGGTTTACTCGTAAAGAATGTTAATTGTACCAGCGTCAAATGTATCTGTACCGTTGTCAGTTGTTATACGAACTCGGTCAAGGGTGCTAGAAAGTGTTTTTGAACCTGCTGTTAAATATATTTGAACTGTTGCTGTGCTGTTGTAAAAAACCGCATTTGCAACCCAAACATTTCCCGTTAAATTTGTAATTGTCATTGAGCCATGAAATAAAGCTGTATCCCCCCAAGCGCCATTAGCAGCAGCAACTGGAAATCCGTTTGTAAATGCAGTAAGAACCCAATTCTGCGATTGTTGCCCAATACCGCCACCTGCAAGATAACCAGTAGTTTCTACTCCACCTGAATCGCCTATTTGAATTTGAGGTGCGCTTGACCCATTTGTACTTACCCCATTAAACATTACAGTTACACGCTTTACCCAGCTAGGTATGCTAGTAAAGTCAATGTTTGTGCCGCTTGTGGATGCTTGTGAAGTCATGCTAGTTAAAGGATAAGCTCCAGTAGCAGATGTCCAGCTCGTACCATCTGAAGTTAAAACATTATTGCTTGTACCTGGTGATACTGTAGTTATTGCAGAAGTACCATTGCCAATCAATACTCCTTTAGATGTATGTGTGGCTGCGCCTGTACCGCCCTGCGCTACAGTTAATGCAGTAGTTAAGCCAGTTATAGAAGTAATGTCTGAGTTAGCGCCACTACCAGCAGCACTTAGATTTGTTCTAGCGTTAGCAGAAGTAGATGCTCCTGTACCACCAGATGCTACAGGCAAAGCAGTAGACATCACTACAGCACCAGTAAAGGTAGTAGCGCCAGTATGAACAGATGTACCAGTTACTGCTAAGTTTCCACCTACAGTAAAGTTATCGCCTGCTGCGCCTGTCTGCTGGTCTTTTAGTTGGCTCATTAACTCACGAATAGCATTGTTAATACCAGATGGAGCGCAGCCTTCCGCTATGTTTATACTATCTATGTCTGTATTGTTAGCTGGTACGCTATCAAATTCTGAAATCTTAGTCTTTGCCATCTTTAGCCTTTATGCAAAATTTATCTATTGCTTTATCAATTGTAATTGGTCATATTTCTTATGCAATGTTTGGATTATATGGAGCAATAATTACTCTCCTAATAATCCTCTTAGTTGCATATCTTCTCTTTCTCTCAGCATATCGGCAGCAAAATTACCACTTGCAACACCAACAGGAGCGCCATACATACTCCGTAAAGCAGGAGCAGTTACCCCCCTAGTTGCTTGCATTGCTTGAATTGCGCCTCTTGCTGGCTTTAATACGCCACCGAAAGCAGTAATTGCTGCGCCAGTACCAACATCGCCACCTAGCGCACTCATAATGCCAACGCCCTTAAATATATCCTCTCCAAGCCTTGCAATTTCATAACCAGTTTTAGATGGGTTTGTTGCCTCTGCTGGAGTTAATGTTTTGCTAATGGCAGATCTAAACTGCCTTAAAGACCTTGTTTGCTCTGGCGTAAATATTTCTTTTGCTAATGCAGATCCACGGCCAAGGATAAGCTCATCTACCTCACCGACAATTTTGCTTGCTGGCTTAATATTTCCTTGCGTATCTTGTACAAGTCTTAAATAAGCAGCCCTTCTAAACTCATCAAACTCTGGAGAGTTTTCACCAAAAATTTCTTTGAATTTTTTAGCAGTTCTTACGGCTGTTTGGTTATCACCTAGCTTTGCTGCGCCAAACAAATAATTCATTGTTTCTACTGGCGTTAAATCTTTACTAACAATTTTGTCAATAACCTTTTGAGCATCAACATCAGCAGACCTTGGATCTACTTTAAATTTATTAAAGTAATCTCTAGATAAAGTTCTTGCATCTTTTAGTTTGGCTAATTGATCCACGTCACCGCTTGCTAATCCTTTTGTTACGGTATCATCGAGCCAATCATCAAACTGTTTAGTGAGTACAGATACGGCAGTTCTATCTGCATCATTAGCTGCTGCTTTGTAATATTGCCCTAAAGTTCTTCTTGTAGATTCCAAAGACTTTAAGTTAATTTGAGTTATGTTTGCTTTATCTACTTTTGGAATAATATTTACTAATGCGTCATAAGCATTAGCGGCTGCTGGAGTATTTTCTTTATTAAGAATAAAATCTCCCTGCTTGATAGCATCAGAAATTTTACTTGTTAATGTAGATGTTGTTTCTGTTGGTATAGCTAAAGTCCGTAAATCTGTTTCATTGTAGGCTTTTGATGCTGCGCCTTTGAGTTCTTTTTGCTTGGCTCTTAATGTTTCAAACAACATCCCACCAGCCTCGGTTTGTGTTGCTACTGTAGATGCTGGAGCAATTTCTTCACCAATAGCCGTTGCCCTTTGACCAACCGCAGCCTTTTGGCCTTCCTCAAACTTCTGCATGATCTTTTGAGCAATACCGCCTCTAGCACCTTGGCGCATAGCTTCTTCTTTTGCTATTTGGCGAACATCTCCAGTAGCCTGACCAGTTGTTAATGGGATGCCACCAGCCTCGGCAGACCTTGCTGCGCCAGTTACTCTTTCGGCCTCTTTAGCAAAAGATGATCCCAAGTTCTTGTACGCAGAAATGAGAACTTCTTGTCCTTTTGATCCAAAATCATTAATGTTGATTCCAGCTTTTTTTAATTCATCTGCAAATTGAGTAGATATATTTCCACTAGCATTTAATACTGGTTTTCTATTTCTAATAAATGTTGTAAGAGCATCGCCAACTAATTGACCGCCACCACCAAACGCAGCATCTAATGCAATTTTAGTTGTATCAAGTTGTTGCTCTGACCCTAGTAGTTGCGCCCCTATCTCTTTTCCAGTTGAAATAGCACCACTAGCAACACTAGCAATTCCTAGTCTTGTAGCTACATTTTTTGCCATTGATGCAAATTTTCCAACTGGTAAAAATGCAAGTAAATCACCACCAAAACCAATAGCATCTACAGGAGATAGTCCAGTCTTATTCGTATAGAATGGCTTTCCACCAATTACAACATAAGGGTTTCCTTGAGCATCTTCACCGCCTTGTGAGCCTTCTACAGACTTTAAAACAATGTCTTGCAACGCTCTTGGGTCTGTTGTTGATAAAGTGCCAAGAAACATCTTAAAACTTTCCATAGGGCCTACCATAGCACTTGTAATCTCTGGAGTTTGTGCTGTTGGTACTGGTAACTGTGGTAAACCCAAATCTACATTAGTAGATTGGCTAGGAACTTTCTTTTCTTGATCTTCAAACGGATTGCCTTGAACGGCTGTAAGAGTAACCATTAATCGCTCACCTTGTAGTATTGATCGCCACGCTGAATATAATACGCACCATCTTTTGCTTTTGTAGCTTTTGCTTGTTTACCACCAACAGTTACAAAAATGTAATCTGGCTTTGCAAGTGATTCGAAAGGATTTTTAATTTGATTTGGATCTGCGCCAAACGATTTAGAAAATGATCTGTAAGTATCTACATCTGATTGAACGGATTTAGAATAGCTATTAACCATGCTATATGCTGTAGAAATTACATTATCTCGCTCTTGCTCTGTAAGAGTTCCACCACGACCAATTCTATCTGCTAAACCAACAACGGATTGTGGAATACTACGCTTGCCTTTAATAGTTGCAATATCTCCCTGCTGAACAGCACCAGCAGGGTCATAAATTTTTGCAAGGCCATAAATTAAAGTAGAGTCTGTGGCTGGGTTTGCTTTATCTTTATGCGCATCTACCATTGCGTTGTACCTTCTCCCTACTTCTCTAAAGTCTTTAATCTGAGTATTAAAATCTTTAACATTCTCAGACTGCGCTTTAGCAACAGCAGTAGGATCAGATACATTAATTTTTGGCGATTTGTTTACATCAGAAGAAGTAATATAAGTTGCTACTCTAGCCCTATCTTCATCTGTGAACATATCGGGAGTCTTTAACCTTCCGCTTGCATCTTTAATGCCAAGAGTTTGTATTGCCTCTTTTACTGGCCCAGCAATATCAGAGAATTTCATGGTACTGCCGCCAGCAATAAGTCCAGACTCTTTTAGGGCAGTTGTAGCATCAGCAGCAGCTTTTACTTGGTCAATATATCCTCTAGACATTAAATCAGGAATAATTTTTGCCATATCAAAAGATGCTGGAGTGTCTACTACAGCAGGGCCTATTTCTGATGGAATAGCAGTTTGTTTTGCTGGGGTATATGCGCCAGCATATAACTGTCTTAACTGTTGTGCCTCTTTTTGCTTACGCACCAACTCTTGAACCTGAGTAGCTTTAAGCATATTCTGTAAGGCAGAATCTACTTGGCTTCGATAGCCCTGATTAAAGCCTTGTAACGCATCACTAAAGCCGCTACCTTGTGGCATCGTAGATGGTGCGCCAGCTCTAGAAAATGCTGCGCCTGCGCCTAATAATCCAGATGCAAGTGATTGAAGGCGTAAAGATGACATATCATCTTCTGATAATAGGCCTTCATAATATGATGGAATTATTGCCATGTTTGCCTCAGATTAAAGATATTCTAGGTTGTCTTGATTGCTCTCTGTCTTGCAATAAAGAAAGTAGTGCAGTAGTTGTATCTACTGCCTGTCCTCTACGCATCATTGCTTGTAACTGAGCCATTCTGTTTTGTTCTGCTTGTTGAGCAGTATTTTGATCTTGTAATTTAGATCCACTTTGTGTTAATTGACCTAAAGCTCTTTGTTGAGCTTGTTTCTTCAGCATATCTGAT